AAAAACCTCTAGGGAATCCGCATAGCCCATATTTGAGCCGGTTCCTCTCGTTACAAGATTCGCCTCATACGCATTGGTAATGGTAGTATCTGCGCTCGCAGTATATCTTAAAATAGCCATTACTGGACTGATCCCTTAATATCAAGATTGGGATATTTTAATTCAAACACGGTGTTCTTGTCAGCCAAGATCCTTCTTCCATCAGCAGTTAGATTTGCTTTATAGTCCAAACTAGAAGCAGTATAAGAGGCCCCACTCTTGCCAACAATCTCTAAATCAACAACATCAATAATGCCGTCAACCTTCTGTAATACTTTGTAAAATTCTGTGAGCAATATAGACTCGCCAATATCATATTGATTTCGGAGCAGATATTGCCTTATTGCGGCAGTCGCTCGATTCAAAACCGTAAACTTGTTCGCATTAATATCAATTGCTACAACATAGTTGATACCAAAATTGGCTATAACAGCATCAAGGATATCAACTGTGTCGTTGACCACCTTGTATTGGAGAAGCCAATTTCTTAAATTGTTCTTTAACGTTGAGTTTGCCGCCAGCAGTTTGCCGCTCGTATCTTCCGATATAACATAAACATTAAGATTTCTTCTGAATTCATCAAAGTCCCTTACAACGGCTGCCCTTTTAACTGCTCCAAATTTAGCAGGCATCGCATAACACACTGTCTGATAATCTTGTATTGTTACGGCCCTGTTCTGTGTGGCGTAATATCCAAATACTCTTTGTTTGATTTCGTCAGAGGAAGGCAATGAGATGTCGCCCACAAAGGGTTCCTCATTTGTAACCTCTAAAGAGCCCATAACACCATTTCTTGTGGCCTGCGACAAGGAGCCCTGGGATGTGAATTTAAATGACGGACGAGTGCTGTTCACAATTGTATTAACCGCTGCGTTTACATCGCTCGTAGTATTCACTCTGTAACTAATTCGCAGGGTTGTGTTGGCCGGCGCAATTCCGAACTTATCGGTGCTTATTAAATTCGTTGGATCAAAATCCTGATCAGTGGTATAAGTCCTACCATTCAAGTTCATTACAACCGATGAAGGATCCACAACCGATTCTGATAGTAATTCGGAGTCCGAACCATAACCAAATTGTAAAAATATTTGATCTCCTATTCTCTCGACCACAAACCTTCTAGCGACAGGAGAGGCTTTAAGAATATTTCGCACTGTATTATTGGTGGAGGTGTTGGTGTTTCTGATTGCCTTGTAGACTATATTCTGTGATAGATGATCAACTTCAAAATATTCGTGGCCTTCGGAGTCTGTAACCTTCAAAACCTCGGCCACACGGGTTGTTTGAAGATCGACCTTACGAAACCTTTGAAATTCTGTGAGTTTTACTTCTTTAAAGTTTAATCTACCAGAAACTGCCCTCCCTTGGGCACGAATTACATAATTTGTGGGAGTGCCTGTGGTGGAGTCAACTGTTCCCGCCACAATTTGATTGGTTGTCTGCGCAAAATCAACATCTTCTAAAAGTGTATACATACCCCCACCAGTTGATGTGAAAAGGGAGCCGGCGCGCAACACCGGGGCATAACTTAAATTGGGTCCGCCGACCGAGGTATCGCTTGGCACCTGAATGTAGAAAGTCAACAATCCATAGGATGAGGGGCTTGTGTTCATCTTGAAGCCCATTTGTCGGGCCAATCTTACTACGTTGTTATACTCAATAGCAGTCTCTAAAAAGCTCTCGTTTGTTTGGTAGTCAAGATAAAATGATAAAATGTCTCCAATATAGGAAACGGTGTCCAGCATCAAGGAGCCGAAAGAGGCCTCGTTAAAATCTTTATAGGTGTTTGGGTAATATCTTTTCGCGTAATTCTCTAAATCTTTACGAATAGAATCAAAGTCGCGGCTGGTGTAATCAATAGGTTGTAATTTTTTGGCCATTTTGTTATCTCATTAATTAGTTGTTATCAACATCAATCTGCAAAGCCGTGCTCATTTGAAGCGGAACAATGGTAAAAAATATTGATACAGACAAATTGTGTGGATATAGATCAATGTTCCCTTCCGGAATTTGATACTTAATATCATCAATTCTTATATAGCTTAAATACTTCTGAACTTGTTGGCTTATTCTGGACGAGATGGCTGAATATGTATCGCTGCCATTAAATTCAAACAGATACCTTCTTAGGCCCACCCCAAAATTGGGATCCATTATTCTTTCGCCAGGAATTGTCAAGATAAGCATCTTTAAATTCTGCTTGGCGAGCTGCTCAAAAGTGGTATTTAAATTGTAAGCCCCAAAAACACTATCTATTGTTAATGGAAGTGCGACTGATAGTCCTGAACTCATTTTCTATTCCTCAACTCAACATTCTGTTTCATTTGCGGCCTCGGTGCCGGCTTGATCTACATTTTCGACCGCATCTGTAACTTCATTCTTAAGTAGTTCCAGCAACAAATAAATCAACCCTAATGGACTTGGAGGCACCATAAGCATTCCAGAAACTGTTCCGGTAAAGTCTACCCCGTCGATGGATATTCTTGGGAAGAAGTTGTCCCCAGTTTGACCGGCGGCGGGTTCAGGCAATGCATTCTCGCCAGCACTAAGCCCCTGGTCCACGATACACAACAATAGCTTTAACAAGTCTTCTCCTGTAAGCTCTTCGTTTATTTCACCAGCAGGACCATCTAAAAGTTTGGCTAGCTCGTTAAATGCTTCGCCTGTTCCAACTTTAATTATTTTTGTCAAAGCAACATGGGGGTCAACCAGTTCAACCACTCCCTTTAAAATATCGATTGGAGTTTTAATGATCATCTTAAGAATAAAGTCTCTTGCTGCCGAGTTAAATGCTTCATTTTGATCTTGACCTGTGGAGTTGGCGATTGCTGCCGCAGCGGACGCGCGGGTCATGTCAGGAGTATTATCAAAATTATCGTCATTTCTTATGGTGCTCAAAAGAATGTCCAAAGCACGATCTTTCGTGTTGTCCATGGCTTTGTTGATATTGCTAAAATATTTGTTTGTTAAATAAAAGTTTTCAATAATCGGTATAAGCGCTATAACCTCTTTATTAAAGATGGTGGAAAAATATCTTTGATAATCCTCTCTCCCCGAAAGGTAATTTACGTCGTCGCTGTCTAAACGTGTTGGTACGAGCCCCGTTGATTCATAAACACTTTGGGCCACGTCGGAGCCCTGGGCGCTCTCTACGAGCGTGGCGAGCAGAGCTTTACGCGCAAGCAGCTCTTGTTCAACAGCAAAAACTGCTCTAGTAAACATAGTAATGCTTATACCTTTGTGGCGGTATTCGGCTCCACTTCCATGAGGCAAATAGGTAATAGGAGTATTAAAATTGTCAAAATAAAATGCATTATATATTTGTGTCAGAGTGGTTATGGTGCCCCCTCGCCAGTTGGCGCGGTACACTGGGCCTCCGATTTCCCACATAAATTGCTTAGTTGACTCTCTAGTAGCATTATTTAGATCGGTATAATTACCTGTATATCCACTAGACACTGTGTGAACCTGGACATTATCTAAATCAGACTGTCCAAAATCAAGCTCGCCGGCTTCAACAAATAAATCCAGTTTAGGATAAATCTCTTCCCGAAGGGCCTGTGGAGCGCTCTCATATGATACCCAGGTGTCAGCGATAAGATCGTTCGCCTGGGACAGTAACTCAACCCATTCGCCGCGCAGAGGAGAGCCCGATGCACCATATGTGTCAGCCTCGAGGGTGCTATTGATATCAGACTGTTTCAACCTGCCCGGATTGTGATCTGTATATAAGGGAAATTCTACAGGTTCAGTCATCGTCCAGCTCCATTAAAGGGTCCCTGATCCTCGTCTTTGTCCTTGTCCTTGTCCCCGATGGGAGCCTTTGAGGGTACCAAGGCCCCGGCGCCTTGTCGGAACGTTCGGGAACCAAAATCTCCCAAAAGAGCCAAGTTATCGTCGTTATCTTCCCAGTAAAACCATAACTTATATGATCTTGTTGTTATTAAGTCACCAACATCAGCAGACTCTGGGTCCTCTAAAAAGTTTACGTCACCGTCAAGTCTGCCATTGACTCGCCAGCCAATCTTATCAGGGGGGTTAACCATATTGCCACTTGGGCCCACAGCTGGCGTAATAATTTTTAGCATAGGCACAGCATTAAACATCACTACGTCATCATGGCCATACTCTACGCCTCGCAAGTTGTTTTCGGCATCGTGCAAAATTTCAAATTCGTCATCATCAAACGACCTAGCAACATAATAACTAATGCGATTGCCGTTGGTGCTCGCTATGGTATTCATATATGGATCGGTGTTGGTGGTAGAGTGTGTTTCTTCATCAAGAGTATCGAAATTATAGACTTTAGGCTGATAGCCTCCCGACAGTCTTTGCAAAGTATACACCGGCAATTCTACCGTCTCACCGGCTTCATTCTGTGTTGTCTCTTTAACCGTCATAAAAACCAAATAAGGCGACTTCCCGGAGGTTCCGGAGAACCGCACGGCTTCCAAAATCACGTCCTTAGAGTCTGCTGACACTTCAAACGTTTTCATTGAATAAGTTAGGGCATCGCCAAGAGGCACCGGGTTGTTGCCGGGGATTGATTTCTTTATCGCATTATTGACGGCTGTGGCTCCCAGCATAAGTCGTTCGGATATCAAATAATCGATTATCTCGTCAAAGCCCACAAAAGCGCCATTATCAACAATTGAAAATTGAGTTCCGGTGGGAAAAGCTATATCGCCATTGCTAAATTTAATGCCGCCTTGGGTCACAACGCTTCTTCTATTAATCTTGAGATTAAAATAACTCACTAAATCCTGACGAACTGTTGTGTCTGCTACCCCTTGGGCTGTCAAATAAGATATAATAGAACTTGTCGCCTGTTGTCTCATAAAACTCTTGATGAAATTATTTTCAAACAAATCGTCTATCTTGAAAGCAGAAAAAACAAATATGTTCTTAATAATAAATTCTGCGATTTGTATTTGTATTAATAGCAGATACATCCCAAATTTGATCATATTGCGTATCTTGGTGCGCTGGGGTATGTTTTCGTCATTACACGCAGATTCAAGATACTCAGCTTGCATTTGCTTTAGAATACCGTCCACGTCTAATAAATCAGCTACTTCGCTGGGGGGGCAATTTTCATTCAAATGAAAAAAGTTCAACGATTGGAGTGTGGCAGCATCAAATACACCATTTTCAACAACATAATCAAACATATTGTCTACTAATGAAGCGTATGCTTTGGGAAAAAGCTCGTTCTCCGCAATTACTGTTTTCTCCGCGGAAAGGTTCATACTCTCCACAAATTCAGTCAATGTATCTGATGTAAGCGGTGCCGAAGGGGTCAGGAGACTCCCCAATTGTAATTCCGTATCTCCTGGTATCAAATTATCTAAACTAACTTCCGCCGCCTCCCAATTATCATTCTGATTAACATCTGATAGAGTAGAAGGATAACGTAATTTTATACGCTGCGGTGAGGGGTCGGCTATAAGCGGCGGAAACTTAAGGTAGATTGAAATATATGGGCCCGAATCGGTGTCTTGTCTCCTGGACACAAACCATGTCTTAATTGCCAACCTCCAGGCGTTCTCGAAGTCTGGTCCGGTGACATTATTGGCTATTATGTAATTCACAAAGTCATTGTAGAATTGTTGGTTAAATTCATAAGAAGTATAAATGGGTTGTCCTGAATCGGCGCTGGAGTTGATATTCGCCAACTTTGAACTCAAAGATCCGATGGCATTTGTGAAATTTGGATCTTTGAGCGTGTCGCTTAAAACACCGATCACATCCCCTGTCACGTTGAAAGCATCCGCAGTATCAAAGCCCAAAATAGTCGATGGATCTATGTCGCAGTTATCTAAATCAAAGTTTTCAAGCGCGTCTAGGGTATTAATAATTGGTGTCAAAAAGCTAGTGTCAAGCGTTCCCAGGCTGTCGGTCTCCACGCCCTCGATGACTCCGGTTTTAAGAACCTGTTCTAACAGAATACTTTTTACAGAATCAGCCGAACTAATAAATTGCATCTCTACGGTTTCTACAAGAGCATTGAAAGTTTCAGGGACAGAAACAGTTATTGTCGGATCGTTCAAAAAGCCTTCTCTATCTGG